AACTAAAAATGTATAGAGTAAGATGTATTGAAACTGGTGAAATATTTGATACTGCGAGTTAGGCAGCGTCAGCGGTTGGCAGATGTCCTTCCGCAATTACCCAAGCCATAAAGAACAAAGGAACCTGCGCGGGCCGCACGTGGGAGAAGATCATAGACCCGCCATATTCAATCTACAAACTTACCTTTCCTTCTGGAATGGTATATATCGGTTAGACTACTCAAACTCTCAATAAGAGATGCGTGAGAGGTATGGCTTATAAGAGTAATAAAAGAATGATTGAGGCCATTTTGGATTGCGGCTGGGACAATATAAAGAAAGAAATCTTGGAGCGAGTAGATACGCTTGAAGACGCTCTGGCGCGAGAAAGATTTTATATTTTAGAAAACAATTCTAATGACCCAGAGCGCGGTTATAATATTGCGACTAATTTTTATACAGTAGCAACGCCAGAAGAGAAGCAGAAGCACAGAAGATCGGTGAGACGTAATACAAGTAATGCTGAACCTTGGAAGACTGTTATCTGCGTTGAGACTGGCGTTGAGTATGAAAGTGCGGTGGCTGCCGCAGAAGCCTTGGGATTGAATAACTCACATATTAGTGAAGTTTGCCGTGGAACTGGTAAGAGATTTACTTGCGGTGGGTTCCATTGGACTTTTGGAAAAGTTAGATTGGAAGGTGAATAATATGTTAGGTGATTTATTGAAATGGTTAGCATTAGATTCCTTACTTTTGGAATTAGAAGAAACTTTGAATAAGGAGGAGTAATATGTTAGAGACTGTAATTACTATTATTTTATTACCAATTGCGCTTTGTGCGGGACTATTTACTGTCGCTCTTGGCGTTGGCGCAATCAAGACAGTATTTAGACCTCGTAAGAAAAAGAAAAACGAAAATTTGACCGTGTAAAAATTTTTTTGTATAATAATTTTGACACAGATGATGACAAAGGGACCAGGCCGCAGTAGGCTTGGTCCTTTTCTTTTGGACGGAAATAATTATATCAAAATAACGATAAATCAGATTTAATAGGAAGGTAGGTGAGCCAAATGGCACGAAATAATGGAGAACTGACCGCGAAACAACGCAAGGCAGTTGAATTACTTATTTATTCAGACTTGACTTACAACCAGATTGCCGAAGAGGTTGGATGCGACCGAAAGACGCTTTATAGTTGGCGTACTGCCCCCCAATTTGCCTCATTTCAGCAGGAATATCAGCGAGTAAAGAACGAGCAATGGCTTGCTACTGTTGAGGCTGCCCGCAAGAGCGCTATGAAATTATGTGCTGACGGCAATCAGAGAATGGTTGAGTTCATTTTGAAGAATGACGGTCTCAATCCTACTCAAAAAGTTGAAGCAGATATTTCTACTGACATTGTTATCAACATTGATGATTAGGAGTAATTATGGGACAGATACAACTGAACTTGAAAAAGTCGCTGTTCGTTCCAAAGTTCTATCCTTTGCTCCTGGACTATTCCCATCGTTGGGAAGTCTATATGGGTTCCGCAGGTAGTTCAAAATCTTATTTTATTACTCAAAAGATAATTGTTCGCTGTCTGCGTGAAAAAATCAAAGTTGTAGTTTGCCGTAGAACGGCTACGACCATTAGAAATACCTGTTTTAGTTTATTCAAAGACATTTTGGCGAAGTGGAAGTTGACGCCTTATATCAAGATCAGAGAGACAGACTTCAATATCAAGTTCCCCAATGGGAGCGAGATTATCTTTATGGGACTGGATGAAGAGACGAAGTTGCTGTCCTTGAATAATATCGGCGCAATCTTTATTGAAGAAGCCTTTGAAGTGCCGAAGCCAATAGTAGAGCAGTTGAACCTGCGTTTGAGAGGTAATAATCCCAATCAGCAGATTTATATGGCCTTCAACCCAATCAGTAAGAACCACTGGTTGTATGACTTCTGCGAGATCAATCCACCGTCATCATTTCTTTATACACACTCAACTTTTAGAGATAATCCCTTTTTGAACGCTGAATACATTCACGAATTAGAGGAACTATATACGCGCAATCCCGCAAAGGCCAGAGTATTCTGCGACGGCCAGTGGGGAACTGACCCAGAAGGCTTGGTAATTACGAACTGGCGAACAGAGGAGTTTGACCCTCTTGCTTTGGCTGCTTCTGGATTAGAGCATAGGGCAGGATGCGACCTTGGATGGATTGATAAGACAGCGATAATTGACACGCTTTACGACCGTAAGAACAAGACCATTTACGTCTTCAATGAGTTCTACAAGAGTGGCTGCCAGTTGAGCGAGATCGCCAAGGCTATTGAAGATATGAACTTGAAGAGAACCAAGTTATTCGTGGATGCGGCCGAGCCCCGCAGTATTCAGTATTTTAGACAAGAGGGTATAAACGCTGTTGCTTGCGCCAAGGGTAAGGACAGCGTGAAGGCGGGACTAATGTTCCTACAAGACCATTTGATTGTAGTTCATCCCAAATGTAAGAACTTTATAACAGAGTTGGAGAACTTCTCTTATATAAAGTCCAAGCAGACTGGTGAATGGACCGAGGAGACAACCCACGAATGGTCTCACGCGATTGATGCGTGTCGTTATGGGTATAGCGAGATTTATACTCAAACAAAATTGAAGACTTTCAATAAGTCTGCTTTGAGCCTATGACAAGGAGGTATAACGCTTTGTTTAGTATTTTAGACGGACGCGCCAGATTCTATCAATGGGACCTGGACCGCAAAGTTGTTGTTGATGACGAGAGTATCAACCAAGTCCATTTCTGTAATCGCACAGACGAATGTAGTCTGGTTTGTGATGTTTATTACTTGAATGGTAAGCGTGTCGCTGATGTTCCTAACGTTCTTTTACAGCAGGACTGGCGTATCAATGTATATGGCTACGATAAGAACTACACCAAGCATAATGAAGTATTTGACGTAGTTAGACGTAGCAAACCCGCAGACTACGTATATACCGAGACCGAGGTCAAGAGTTTTGATGACCTGGTTGAGCGTATCGACCAAATTGAAGAGAATGGCGTAAGCGATGAAAGAATTGCTGATGCCGTAAATGAATATTTAGAAGAAAACCCAATTACCGTTGATCTTACTGGATTAGCCACAGAGACCTACGTGGATGAAAAAATCCAATCCATAGAAGTTCCCAACGTTGATCTAACTGGATATGCTACCGAGGATTTTGTAAGGCAAGAAATCGCTCAGGCTCAGTTGGGTGGCGAAGGAGCCGAAGTAGATTTATCTAACTACTACACCAAGAGTGAAGTAGATACAAAGATTGAAAATATTGAACTGACCCCTGGCCCCGCAGGTAAGGACGGCGCAGACGGTAAGGACGGAGAAGATTATGTCCTAACTGACGAAGATAAAGCAGAAATCGCAGGAATGGTTGAAGTTAGCGGTGGAGAGACCGATCTGACTGACTACTACACTAAAACCGAAGTGGATGGCCTAATCCCCGATGTATCTGGGTATCAGACTGCCGAACAGGTCCAGACCGCAATTTCCCAGGCTCTTGGAGAGATTGGTGTAGCGGAAGAAGGTGCTTACTAATGGCAAAAGTATTTATTGAAGAGACAACTCTTACTGCTATTGGTGATGCTATCCGTGAGAAGACTGGCTCTACTGATTTGATTGCTCCTGGCAGTATGCCCGCTGAAATCAAGGGAATTGTTTCTGGCGGTGATGGAGATTGTAATGGATTACACGTTCCAGAAGAAGCGTTAGTTATTACCGGCAATTGTCAGTATCGTTTCGCTCAAAATAGTTGGAATTGGTTCATTGAAGAGTATGGTGACAAGATTACAACTAATGGGATAGGCGCTACCACAAATATGTTTTCCGGTTCCGATACACTAACCAGTATTCCATTTACTTTGAATATGAGAATTCCAACTGCGTCTTATCTTTCTTGGGATATGAACTATATGTTTATGAACTGTAAGGCGTTGATAAATGTTCCTAAAATAATGACAACAAAACCCAGCGCTATAAAGGGTATGTTTGATGCTTGTTATCAATTGACTACTATCCCAGATGACCTTATTGATACTTGGGATTGGAGCGCGATTGATGGCGCTACAACTAGTTATTCGGGCGACACAGGAAGTATGCTTTGTCATTGTTATAATTTACGCAACCTTCCAACTTGGTTCTTCTCACATATGAACCCAGTAGGCTCATATAGTATTGCTACTGTATATTGTGCTTTTCAGAATTGCTACGCACTTGAAAAGGTTGAGGGTATTCGTCTCCCTGTAAATGCTACCTGGACCTATAATGCTTTCTATAATACGTTCAGTAACTGCTGTCGCTTGAAGAAAATTACTTTCGCATTACAAGAGGATGGAAGTCCATACGTTCATAACATTAGTAATCAAACTATTGATTTGACTTCGGTTGGTTATTTGACAACCACTGCTAATAATAATTTCATCAAGTATTGTTCTTCTACTTACACTCCCGATGACAGAATTGATAGTTGGGCTAAATGGGAAACCTACTTTGGAGACAGTCAAATTGATAACGGCACTGGTAATGGTTATGCGTATCTAAATGATTGGAATACTTTCGGTAGAACTGCGGTCAAGAGAATGTTCGCTACTCTACCTGACGTAACTGGTGGCTCTGGTAATACTATCAAACTAAATGCTAACGCTCTGGTTAGTAATTACGCAATGACAGGTGAGCGTATCGCAGATTTGACCGGAGAAGAAATCGCAGTAGCGACCGCACGTGGTTGGACTGTAACCAAAGTATAACGAGGAGGGAACCTGACATATGAAAACTACTAATTTTACATTAGTTCGTTATGACGCTGATGAAGGCTATGTCTTTGACTGGAAAGAGCCTCGTTATGTGATGGATGCTGACGGCAACGAAGTCCAAGAGCATTTATACGCAAGAACTTTATTTATCGGCGCTAACGATAACATTGATAATTATATTGAAGTTGAGGAGGTGCGCTAATGGCTGGAACTATTACTCACTACTGGAATGGTAGTGTTTTGACTGTCACCAGTGATAGCGGAACTTCTTCTGCTGATTTATCTGGTGCTACTGGTCCCAGA